ATGAAAAAATTATTATTTACACTATTTATAACTGTCTTGTCATTTGTAGTTTACGGTCAAACTAAAAATGCTACTGTTGAAGCTACTAAAAAACTTATAGCAGTCACTGATTTTATTTGGAAAGGCAATATTATGCAAAAAGATAGTATTGTATATGTTCAAATGCAAGGAGACTCAATTCGGTTTCACTATATAAATGGACAGTGGTCTGGTTGGTATAGTGGCCCCGATAATTACATACAAAATCAAAATACTAGTGCGCAAACAGCTAATGCTTGGATAAATGGAGACTTAAAAATAACAGGATTTACAAATGAGGGATATGCAGTAAGAACACATTCTGATGGTTCGTTATATGCGGCCTCTGCAACTACTGGGGCAGTATACAAAGGAACGTGGAATGCAACTACAAATATACCAACGCTAGCAGATGGCAGTGGAACTGCTGGATGGTATTATCGTGTTACTACTGCGGGAACAACTGATTTTGGCAGTGGAAATATTACGTTTGCTGTTGGAGATGATGTAAGTTATAACGGTACTATTTGGGAAAAAATACCTGCGGCAACTATTACTGGTAATGCCATTACAAAAACTGATGACACAAATGTTACTTTGACTTTAGGTGGTTCTCATGCTACCGCATTGCTTAATTCAGCTAGTTTTACATTGGGATGGACTGGCACATTGGCTGATAATAGAATTGCTTCTGCTACAAACTGGAATAGTGCCTATTCAAACCGCATTTCATCGCTCACAACGACAGGCAGTTCAGGTGCAGCAACATTGATTAGCAATGTTTTGAATGTACCTAATTATACGCTTGCAGGGTTAGGTTTTTCTGATAGTAATTATGCAAAACTTAATGCACAAAATACATTTTTAACGGGTAACAACTCTTTTCAGGCAATTAATAGTTCTTCTGGATATGTTCAGTTAAACATGAAGGGTGGTAGCGATACCGGTGATGGGTGGGGTATTGTCAGTAATTATCCAAGCACAAACGAACTTGCGATTAGACGGTTGGGAATATTAAATGCCCTAATTTTTGCAGGTTCGGGAGCAGCTACATTTCATTCAACTGTAAATTCAACCGGCTATAAAAAAGATGGAACTGAATTAAAATTAGATGCTCATAAATCAGGGGCGCTTGGCCCAGCCGGTTATTTATATGAAGGGAATGGGACTGCAACCACTCCTGATTGGGTTTCAAAATCAAGTATAAATTTGAGTGAATTTAATAATAATCTTGAAAAAGATAGTATTTATGTCACCAATAATTCAGCATGGTATAAAGGTGGGGATACTTTGACGATTAACACATCATTATACAATGACTCTATTCAAGCATTATCAGGGACAAGTACAACATGGAATCTTGACAGCGGAAGGTATGCCACGCTCACTCTTTCTGGCAATACTGTAATTACGTTGCTAAATGTAAACACTGGTACGGTAGGGACAATATTTATAACAAATCCCGCTACAATTTATGGCTTGAAGTTCTACAATTATGATGTAGAGCTTGGCCCAAACATAGATTACGATACATCTGGCATGCTATGCAGCGGATCAAGTAAATTTGATTCATTCTCATTCGTTTATGACGGAAGCATTCTACATATTAATGGTAATTTTGATTGTCCACGAATATCTTGGTAATTATGAAAAAAATATTAATATTCTTATTTTTAGTTTTGACAATTCAAGGCTATTCACAACAATGGTTTCGATCTTATGATTTAGGAAAACTTGGAACTGTTCAACGTGACTATGGAATTTCAAGTGATTCTACCACTTATGTATTTCATATTTCGTCAACACGGGGAAAATCCGCTTCAAAAAATAGATTAGTTGGTGTATTATATAGTATCAATAATTCAACCCCAACTTATCCACAAGATACTTGGACGAGCTTACAACTAGGACAAACTGAAGGTCAAATTAACGTGAATTATTTAATTCCAAACAATCATTATTACTTTCGAACTTTTGTTATAAATAATGTAGGTTTAAATTATGGAGATTCGTGGACATATGACACCCCTGGAAGTACGAATTTTTATGCACCAACAGTTCAAACAGCAGCAAGCGAAACTGAAATTGGGGCAGAATATGCTTATTGGGGTGGTGGAGTTACGGATGATGGTGGAATAACTCCCACTGACTTTGGAGTATGTTGGGATACATCAGTAAATCCTACAATTAATGATAATTCTAATCAAGCATTTTCAGGTAATTACACTTCTTTTGTAGGGGCTGCAACTGGATTAAGTCCAAGCACAACTTATCATTTAAGAGCATATGCAGTTAATACCATTAGAACTGGATATGGTAGTGATGTAAGCTTTACAACTGATGCCTTAGGTGGTTCTGATCCACCATCTGTAGTTTATATTTCAACAACTGATATACAACATACTCAGGCGTACTGTACAGGTGAAGTTACATCAATTGGTAGTTCATCTGTTACTGTGAGAGGTTTTTGTTGGGGAACATCAGTAAATCCCGACATTGAGGATAATGTAGTATCATGTGGTTCAGGTATCAGTACGTTTAGTTGTTATGCTTCTGGTTTAAGTTCAAATACAATGTATCATGTCAGGGCATTTGCTTCTAATAGTTTTGGAACTTCATATAGTAATGATATAACTTTTACAACTCTATGTACTGCAACGGTTACAACTGCGAGTGCTACAAATATAGGCGGGACATCTGCCACATTATCCGGTAATTTAATATCAGAAAATGGTCATTCCGTGACTTCTCGTGGAGTTTGTTGGAGCACTTCTACAAATCCAACTACTGCCAACGATTACTTGACTAACGGAAGTGGAACAGGTTCATATCAGGTCAATGCAGCATCTTTAACTGAAGGAACAAAATACTATGCAAGAGCTTTTGCGGTTAATTCCTGTGGAACTGAATATGGTAACCAAATTGAGTTTACCACTTTGCTAGATAATAATTGCGATAAAGATTATTTTATTTTTTACAATTCCATGAACAGTTCTTGTGGTATTTATGATTTTTATGGATCTTTAGCATTAGCCAGTCAGGCGTGTGATGAATACACTAATATTAGTTGTGGAGCGGGTTTAGGGGGAAATAAATCTATGTTTGGAGTCATATATAGAGCTGAATCAGTTACGGTAGGAGAACAGTTATATAATTATACTTCTCCATGTAATATTGTAACAGATAGTGGTTATTTTATTTATTTTCCTAATCCTACTGTATCTGTTTTAAAAATTGTTCATGTAGTTAGTGGGGTGATTGATTCTATAACTCAATGTTATCCATAATAAAAACACATAAAACAATAAATAAATTAGTTTAGGGTTAATATATATCAATAAATTTATGTACTATGGATAGAGAAAAACTTAAAAAACAATTAATAATTGATGAGGGTCTTAAGTTGAAACTATACAAAGATACCGAAGGTATAGAAACGATTGGTGTCGGTAGAAATATTAGAGATAATTGGTTTACAGATTCAGAATTATTTTTCTTAAAACTTAAGGGTAGTAAAGATCAGATTATATCTCATATAAGAACTATTGGAATAAGCAAGGAGGATGCAATGTATCTACTGGATAACGATATATCTAAGGTTATGGCAGATATAAATAAAAAACTACCATGGGTGAAGAATGTACCAGATGAAGTCCTTCTGGTAATATCTAATATGTGTTTTAATCTTGGCATGGGTAGGCTTCTTAGGTTCAAAGTTACATTAGATTTATTAAAAAACTTCAAGTGGAGCGAGGCTTCTATTGAAATGCTTAATAGCAAGTGGGCTAGGCAAGTTGGCGATAGGGCAGTTAGGCTAAGTAACATCATAAAATCATTAGTAAAATAATTATGAGTAATATTAAAATAGCCATAAAATGGCTTAAAACAAATTATAAGTTAGCTATCTTTATTTTAGCGTCAATTATAATAGCAGTATTTTTGTTGTTATTAAAGATTGAGAACAATAAATTAAAAAATGATTATCAATTAAAATCAGTTGAGCTTAGTGTGTATAAAGATTCTACTTCTATATATAAGTCTAAAAGTGGCTTACTGACCGCTAAAATTCAGGCTGTAGAGATCGAGTCTAGTAACGCCAAGAAAGCTCTTGAGCTAGCAGGATTTGAAAAACAGGAGCTTAAAGATAGAAATGTTAAGTTAAGTAAAATAAATTTTGCATTAAACGCAAGACTTGAGGCTATTGGTTCGGGTTCAGTTATACTTCACGATACTATTAAAACAACAAAGACTGACACTATAACAGCTCAGGTTGGCACATGGTCAAACGGATATTTAGCATTATACCCAGAAGTAGTATTAAACAAACTTGATTTTAAATATAAATACACAGTAGATTTTAAAGTTATAGGAGAAACAAACAAAACAATATCTCTAGCTCTAACAGATAAGGATGCAACATTTACAACCGCCAATGCAATAACGATTAAGAAAAAGTCGTACATCTGGAACAAATGGTATATTCATGTTGGAGCAGGACTAGTGGGTGGATATTTTTTATTTAAATAATTATTAAAATTAAATTTTTATGAAAGCTAAAGAAGAAAAATTAATTGAAGAGAAAGAAGTTGAATTATGTGCTGTATCAAAAGAATTTGTTGTAAAGCAGATAAACAAACTAATCGAAGAAAATCAAAATGCGTTCAATGAGTATTTTTATTGGATAAATGTTCTAAACTCTAAAGTCAATGTTGTTAGTCAGGAAGAGATTAATAATAAATACGCAGAATAATAATATAGCCATATAGAAGCTCTTGACTCATGTCAAAAATGTATATGATATATTTTTTATTAATTATAATGTTATAAATTTGTAGAAGAATTATGAAAATGGAAATTTTTAATGCAGATGAATTCTCTGATGAAGACTTTTTAGAGTATGATGAAAATTCGCTGTTAGACGATGGGAAAGACCACATAGTGGACGATAGCGCAGACGATAAACAAAAGTCTGTTAAATCGCCTAAAAATGACCAATTAGAGGTCGAAGATGACGACGACAATAAAGATGATGATGCTGAAGATTCAGATGAACTAGAAGTATTGCTCCCCTCTAGAAAGAGCGATAAGACAGATAAAGATACTGATTTGAATTCTTCTACTCTCAGTCCAAAGTTTTTTTCTTCCTTAGTTCAAGCTCTTAAAGAGGGGGGTATTTTAGAAGACGTTGAAGACAAGGATATAAAATCTCAGGAAGATTTTTTTAGTGTTTTAGAAGAGAGTATTAAAGCAAGGGAATTTGCGGATCTAGACGATACACAAAAAGAATATCTAGAGGCTCTTAGAGCTGGAATTCCACACGAAGAGATAGCTGCTCATCAAAGGAATATCGAGGCATACAATTCGATTACAGAAGATGCACTAACAGAGGAGTCTGCTGATGGAGAAGATCTTCGTCGAACAATTATAACAAACAATTTTATTGTAAAAGGCATTGTCGAGGCTAGGGCCAAGAAGCTTGTTGATAAGATTTTTGATGCAGGAGAAGATGTTAGTGAAGCCACAGAGGCATTAGCAGAGCTTCAGACAGTTGAGAAGAAACAGTTTGAGGCAGATAAGCAGAATAGAATAGCAGCAAAGAAAGCTCAAGAAAAAGCCGATAAAGATGCTATCGATAGACTTAATAAAATTGTTAAAGAAACAAAAGAGTTAATTCCAGGGATGCAAATTCCACAAACATTAAAAAACAATAT